ACTAAAATTTACAAAACATAGTTGTATTTAATCTTGCTTAACGAAAGGAGATTGAAAATGGCAAACGTAGTAGGATTTACAACCCCATTAATGCGTCAATCAGTTGGATTTGATCGTTTCAATGATTTGTTCGAGTCGCTGTTAAACGATACTTCTGACAGTTTTGACAATTACCCCCCTTATAACATTGAAAAACTTGATGACGATAAATATCGGATTGTGATGGCTGTAGCTGGCTTTAACATGGATGATATTAATATTGTCATGCAAGGTGGTGAACTTAATGTATCAGGTCACATACAAAACAAAGAAGATACCGAAGATGGTATCCAAATGTTGCACCGTGGCATTGGTACACGCTCTTTCGAACGCACATTCAGATTGGCAGATTACATTCATGCCACAGGTGCGGACATGAAAGACGGTTTGCTGACTATTAGCCTTGTCAGGGAAGTGCCAGAGGAGAAAAAGCCTCGCATGATCCCGATCAACAGCTCTGCTAAGCAGATCGAAGGTAAAAAGAAGAACTAAGCTCTTCATTTCTTAAGCATTGTTGGAAATGTGCTGTCTACCTTGTGTTTAGGTAGGCAGCCCTTCCAGCCGATAGACAATGATTAGATTATAAGGAGAAAAACAATGAAAACTTTAAAACGTAAAAACAAATTAAGTAAGTTAAAAACAGGTGTTTGTGCCCTTGCTATAACAGGTGCTTTATTAATACCAAGTTCCATTGCCTTATCTGCAAACGATAATGCATCTATTGAAGCAGATAAGAAAGTAGAGAAAAACACTCAAAGCCAAACCAGTGAAAAGCGTAAAGAGGTTCTTTCTGACGCTGTGATGGCTCTACAAGAAACCAGAGTTGCCTTAAAAGCACTGGATGATGGTAAAAGTAAAGAAGCTCTTGCCGCGTTGGAAAAAGCAACAGGCAAGCTAGAAATCATTCTGGCGCGTGACCCTGCCTTGGCTTTAGCTCCCACAGGCGTTAGTGCAATGACACATGATATCTTGGGATCATTAGAAGCAGTAAAAGAAGCACGTAAAGAAGCCGAAGATTTGCTTGAAGATGGTAAAGTGCAGGATGCTCGCCGTTTAATTGGCAGTTTAGCCAGTGAAACAGTGATTAGCACGATGAACTTGCCGTTAGCAACATATCCTGATGCCATTAAAGAGGCTGTCAGATTGATTGATGCTGATAAAACCGAAGAAGCTAAAATTGTTTTACAAACAGCTTTAAATACACTGGTTGTTACAAAAACAATTATACCGCTTCCGGTGGTGATTGCAGAAAACCTTCTGAAAGAGGCTGAAGCCTTAGCCGAAAACAAAGAGCGCACAGAGGAAGAAAGTAAAAAACTTTCTGATCTTCTCAAGATGGCTGAGAATGAAATAGAACTGGCTCAAGCTCTTGGCTACGGCACAAAGAAAGACTTTGATATCTTTTATAAAGAAATTGATTTAATCCGTGAAAAAACCTCTGACGGAAAGTCAGGAGAAGGTTTCTTTAAAAAGATCAAAGATAGTATGGCAGGTATGTTTGATGAGTCTCAAGCACCTGAGGAAACAACCTATAACAACTAAGAAAGGAGGCAAACATGATGAAAAAATGGACGAAAGACATGCAGGTCTCTTTAAATCGACTGCTAAGAAATCTGCAAAAAACCAGAAAAATGACTCAATGTAAAAACTAAATATGAAAGGAGAAAATAAAATGAGTCTTGATATTAAAAAACTAAACCCATGGAACTGGTTTAAGCATGAAGAAGATGAAAAATCCCGTGATGTTTCATCAAATCAACAGCGGAGGCATAGCGGGAGCAATCTTCCGATGGCTTACCAACATGATCCATTGTGGGGAATCCACAGAGAGATCGATCGTCTCTTCGATGATGTCTTTTCACAATTTAGCTTGTCGTCGCAAAGTAGAGGCGTTCCGAGCTTATTGGGAAAAACATCCTCTATGGATCATGTATCCAACGCCTTTCTCAAGCCAAATGTGGACATCAAGGAAAACAAAAAGAACTACAAAATCTCCGTTGAAGTCCCCGGCGTTGAAGAAAGCGATATTAAATTGGAACTTGTCGATGGATCACTCGTCATCCGAGGAGAAAAAAGACACGAAAACGAAGAAAAGGATGAACACTATCATAGCGTCGAACGCTCATACGGCTCATTCCAGCGTGTCCTCGCACTCCCAGAAGATGTAAACGAAGATGATATTGACGCGAAGTTCAAAAACGGCGTATTAACAATCACAGCTCCCCGCAAGCAACTTGCGAAACCAAAAGAAAATACAAAGGTGATTGATATTAACCGCGCCGCTTAAATACAAAGTGAGATAGATTTTCTCACTTATCAAGAGCCTGCGTTCCCCCTGCGCGGGCTCTTTTGTTAAGCAATATAAGGTAATGAACTTGCCTGTGTTAAAGTATTGTCACACACACTAATTATTTTAAATTTTAGTCAACAGTTTACTGTTTAATTGTCAATTAAGTCACTGTAAATAAACAATAATTATGCTTGAAACTCTGGTCTCAAGGTATATACTGTCTTTAGTTTATGAAGGTATATAGTTGAACAAACCTTAGGTTGTTGCACATCGTGAATGAGAAATTTACAGCGTATTACAGAGTAAGTACGGATCGTCAAGGCGCGTCCGGGTTAGGGCTGGAAGCCCAAAAAGAAGCCGTTAAAAATTACATAGCGTCCTGTAAGGGAACATTAGAAATAGACTTCATAGAAGTAGAGACTGGAAAAAAGAACAACCGAGAAGAGCTTAATAAAGCGATTGAATATTGCCGTAGGCACAAGACAACTTTGCTGATAGCAAAATTAGATAGATTATCAAGAAACATACATTTTATTACGGGCTTGATGGAGAGCAAGATAAAATTTATCGCCTGTGACAACCCATATGCTAATGAGTTGACCCATCACTTAATGGCCGCTTTTGCAGAACATGAGCGCAAAATGATAAGTGAGAGAACAACCCACGCCCTCCGCGCGGCAAAAGTGCGAGGTGTCAAGCTTGGCACTTACGGTAAGACGCTGGCAAAACAGAATAAGCAAAAAGCCAATCAATTTGCCTTGAAGCTGGCTCCGGTAGTGTTGGACATCAGAGCGCAGGGCGTTGAGACTATTCGCGGCATTTGTAATGAGCTGAATAAACGCAATATCCGCACATCCCGTGATAATCCTTTTTACCCTGCGACAACACATGCGCTGTTAGAACGGATTGATCGTCTCCCATCAGTTTGAAACCAGTGCAAAATACGGTATTTGATTAAATCAATGGCTTAGCTATATAAATTGAAACTGGTTTCAATTTTTCACAACATAGTTTCTTCTATTAGGTTAGGAAGTAAGAAATAATAGAAGTTATGAATAGAGTTAATAGAGAAATAAGATATAGATCAAAAAATCTCCCTTCATTTAATCCTGATGTTGTTGTAACAGATGAAAAAGGTCATTTCGATCATATCAGTTTAACAATCCCGTTTCGGGTTTTAACATTTCAAAATGCCCAGAAATACACACAGTTTCGCCATGAGTTTTTAGAACACCGAATTACTTTTTCAGATAGAACCAGTCATGCTCCAAGAATAAGAGAAACAGACTGGCTATTTTCAGGTTGTATCAACTTCCGCCATTCTCATGCTGATGCAGATGAAGGCGTTATCGAATGCTCTGTTTCTTATGAACTTAATCTCAATCTCAGCCGATTTATTCATCACGCATTTCAAAAGCTAGGCCGTGATGTTGAGAGTTTTTCGGTTGAAGTACTGGAAGCATTAGACACAAGGGAGCTATTAAGAAAAGAGACAATTCCAACAGAAAACTATTCCTTAGATTTGAGGGATAATTATATACCACACCAGATTTTTAAAAATGTGTCGTCATGTGATGCGTTCCTCAGATTATACATTGAAAGTGTAATTCATTTTTTAAATAACTGTGTCGAACAAAGTTATTTGTCTGTGCTGGATGAAGAGCCTTCAGATATTGATTACAGAGAGATTGAAGCAGATTGGATCATTAATGATTGTGAGGCGTATTTCGAGTTTGCAAAAGGAGATGCCCTGTCTTTTATTCAAAACACATGGCGGGGGTTTCGATCTATATTTTTTAATGCCGAAAATAGAACATTCCCTTTAATACAACTAATAGAACAGGTTGATAGGAATGGCCAAACGGTTACGGTATCAGAACAACTTAATCGAAACTGCATGACGCTTTATGCGGATTTGGGCGTGGAGGGTTTAAGGCTCATTGTATACGCCAAAACCTATAAACGTATACGCTTTGAAGTGCGGTATAATAGGTCGATCCGGCCATTATTTGATGGGACGGACTATGCGAATATCGGCGGAGAATTTGAAGATATTTTTACCGCTTTACATGCCTATAAAGCTCTTGCAAAAGAGCGTGTGCAGATGGTTATCAATGCGCTTCCTGATCTCAATCGCACCGAGCGGATGGATTATAATGATTTTGCTGTATTTCTGACGAAACTGGCGCGGATGCATCAAAAATATCAGGCAGAAACAAGGTTAGATGAAATTCTATCTATCCTCATTAATAATGATGGTATCGTTGTTAGGCGTAATACAAACAACTACAGGCTAATGGAGTGCTTGGAAAGAGAGTTTATAGTCAAAAAGCCAAGAGCCACCAGACAAGCTCCTAGAGGCGAACAGAGATATATCCTCAACTCCCGTTACGTTGACGTTGTGCAAGCTTTCAGAGATGTTTTTGGAGGAGTAGAAAATGATGATGAAGAATAGATTTTTTGGATAAGCCTGCTATGCTGATTTGATGACTGCAGATAATACACTTCACATTTACACTCGTGTTTCTACAACGACACAGGAAGAAAAAGGTACCTCGCTAGAAAGCCAAGAAAAATTAGGTATTAAAAAAGCTGAAGAGTTGGGCTTTAAATACAGAGTATGGAACGAAGGTGGTGCAAGTTCTAGTTATGAGCATTTTGAAAATCGTCCTGTGCTACTCCAATTGCTCCATAAAATTGACCATGATGAGGTAGGGCATCTTTGGGTATACAATAATGATAGGCTATCCCGTAATGAGGTAACAGCACAACAAATACGCATAGCTATGCAAAAACACGGGGTTAAGCTTTACACAAAAGATGGAATATTTGATCTTAATAATCCACAAGATAACTTTATTAAGACATTATTTGATGGTCTTTCTCAGTTCGAAAATGCACTCCGTGCTGATCGCACGAGAATGGGGAAGCTTGTAAAAGTAAAGGAAGGTTTTTGGCAGGGCGGCTCAACACCTTTTGGCTATCAAACTGTTGATAAAAAACTAGTTCTACACCCAATTGAGAGCGAATGGGTCAAAAAGATTTATCAGTGGTACGCAGATAGAAAATCAATAGATGAAATAAAAAGAGAAATGGATAAAAGCGGTGTTAAACCTCGCCGTGGAAAGCCTATATGGTCTCACGGCTCTATCAATAAACTTTTGCAGAATACCCATCACAAAGGTGAATATACATACACAGATAAATCAACTGGTGAAGTAGTAGAGTGTAAATGCCCTCCTATTGTTTCAAAAACTTTATGGAACAGATGCCAAGATAACCGTAAGAAAATTTTACAGCGTAAAGGTCAAACAATGAAAACGACGCATTTTTATATGCTTCGTGATTTAATGTATTGTGGACATTGCGGAAGTCACATAGCAGGTCGTAAGAAAAAAGCTAAATACGAAAATTTTTACTACTGTCCTAAAAAAGAACGCGATTGGAAAAACAATCCTCCTGCGGAAGAAGAAAAATGGAAGCGTGGTAGAGGTTGTTCTATGACACGCTCTCTCAATATTGATGCGACAGACAAACTAGTCTGGAATACTGTTAAATATGCGGTAACAAAAGCAATGTTCGAAGATGTACCAGACTTCAATGAGGTGCTTCGATCAATAAAAGAAAAAGAACAAAAATCTGAAGCAGAAGTAAAAGAAACAAATAGAAAAATTGAAAAACATAAAAGAGAGCTTCGGCAGATTAGAAACCAGATAGCTGATGTAGAGACGCAGATACTTCTTGGGAGAAAAGAAGGTGATATTGGTGATAGGATTATAGAGAACCTTGAGGCTGAACATAACAGGGTACAGGAAGAAATAGAGCAGCTAGAAATGAACTCGAAAATGAGTTCAAATACATATGAAAGTTTGCTAAACGCAGGAAAAAGCTTTCAGCACACTTTGAAAAAATCAAACAATTTTGAAAACTTAACGCCACAAGAGAAAAAGGACTACTTAACCAAAATTATAGATACAATCACTGTTTATTGGGATGAGGAAAAAGCTGAGCATCAGCTAAAGATAGATTTTATTTTAAAGAACTTTAATGATAACCTTCCGTTTGGTGGGATTGTTAAATCCAAAGATCTAGATGCAACCCTAAAAAAAAAGACTTTAAAGGATGGTATATCCCTCAAAAATCATAACCCCCCAACTGTACAAACAAGTCACGCCCGAATTATTACGACCATGCATCAGCGCTGTTTTTAACCACCGATGGTGAGCTTTACGGCGTGGGTTACAACAGCAATGGTGAGCTGGGTAACGGAACAACGGCGCATCAATACACGCCTGTTCGATGCGGTGCGATCACGGATATTGAAGATGTTGTGATTTCAGGTTTGCCGCACACTGTGTTTGCCATACAAAATAATGGCCGTTTATGGGTATGGGGCTGGAATAATAATGGACAACTTGGTCTTGGTGATACGACCCAACGTTTAAGCCCTGTATTGCACAGCACATTAACCAATGTGAAAAAGGCGATCCCAACATCTGGTTATGCCACAAATGGCTCAAGTGGTCAGGGTCACGGCGTTGTTTTGCTCCATGATGGCACAATATGGACAGCCGGATACAACGGGTACGGTCAGCTTGGTCAAGGTGATACCACCAACCGTACCAGCTTTACCCAAATCACCTATAGCAAAACCTTTGTTGATATTGCCACGGGTGATGGTCGTTATCCTTCTGTTGGTGCAATCACGCCTGATAAAGAGCTGTATCACTGGGGCTATAATGGCTATGGCCAGCTCGGCACCGGTAACACCACCAATCAATCATCACCGTACAAACCCAATGCACCGTTCCAAGGTTCGGTTGAGAAAGTTTCTTATGGCGGTGGTTCAAGCTATGAGGGCTGTATTGTTGAAGCTGAAAACAAACTCTGGGCGGCTGGATATTCCGGTAACGGTAATCTGGGGATCAATTCAGCATCCAATACAAACAACACCTTTAAACGGGTGTTGGGGCAATCTGGCGAGATTGAGCATTGGGATTGTTTCGGACAAGGCACATCTGATTGGGGGCTTGGGGTTTTATACACCGATGGCCGTGTGGATGCTTGCGGAAACAGTAATTCTTACGGCGAAACAGGCACGCACCCATCCAACCTGCACGATGTTCGTAATCTAACAAACGTTATCTTCTAAGGAGAAAATCATGACAATAAAATCATATTTGCACAGCAAAGCGCCGCGCTTTGCTGAAAGTAAAATCGCGCCTATTCATCTGGCCGATACAAACGGACGGCACTATTACGCTTTTGCCGATAAGGTAAAGCCACCCAAAGGCGGGAAAAATGTTAGCGATGAAGAATTGCAAAAAATTATCCCAGATAGCTTGCTTATTCGTCAGATCAAGGAAGAAGCCGGACGGCGTATCACCAAGATTGCACCTGTATGGAAACAGCAAAATGCGCTGGCCGATCTGTATCTTCTCGGCGGGCACACAGATTTGAGCGGCGAAGAAGATGAGCGCCTCACCAAAGCACAAGATTTGCTGACACAGGTGCAGGTGTTACGTCAGCGCTCAAACGAGATTGAATCTTCATTCTTAGACGGTATGGCGGTGGATTACCTAACGGATCAGGCGTGGGAGGAATCAGAGGATGCCGAATAACGCATTATCTGAAGCGCTGCGTGAAGCTTATGCCTCTGCTCCCAGTGATGTTGTGATTTTACACACACTAGAGCTTCGCCATCCGTCTTTCGTTGATGATGACGATAGCTCTATAGCCATTCGGGTGGTGCGGGATAATCAAAACCTCACCGCCCGCATGGAAGCGACTGCGCCGTTAAACGCTGGTGAAATGGTGGAATTTATCGCCATGGGTTTTGATTTGGAATTACCGCCTGTTGATACCGCACCTGTGCCTGAAATCTCCATCACGCTGGATAATGTCAGCCGTGAGATTGTGACGCATTTGGATCGTGCTGCCGAAAGTCAGGACAAAATCGAAATCACCTATCGTCCGTATTTGTCTGATGATTTGGAAGGGCCGCAAATGGACCCTCCATTTACGCTGGTATTAACGGAGGTCAGTGCCGATGCCTCCCGCGTGACGGGCAAAGCCCGCATGCTGGATGTCGGGAATAAAGCCTTTCCATCGGAAACATATATTGCCCTCAGATTTGCAGGGCTAACAAGATAAGGAGTCGCGATGACACACTGGGCAACTGAATATATTGGAAAGCCATGGGTCGTGGCGAGTGACGGTCCTGATGAATATGATTGCTGGGGCTTGGTGGTGGCAATTCACAAGCGCCTTTATGGGCGGGATTTAACCATTATCCCCGTGCAGGAAAATAATCTGCGCCAGCTGATAAAAACCATTGATGCTCACCCGGAGCGTGCGAATTGGGATGTCGTAAACAAACCACAGGAAGGCGATATCGCGCTGATGCGCCAGTCACGCCATCCGATTCATGTTGGCATCTGGCTGGATATTGACGGTGGTGGGATGCTCCACTGCATGCAAGGCGCTGGGGTGGTGTTTCAAAACTTACACAGCTTGGCACTGACAGGCTGGAAAATCGAAAATTACTATCGTTACAAAGGACATGACGCTCATGGCGCAGATTGCCATTCATCATAACCCGTTTCATCTGCACCGGAATGTAGATCTGTTTCAACCGCGTATCGGGCAAACTGTGCGTGGTTGGCTGGATGAACGCGGCATTGCTGAGTTTTCGAAGCCCACATTGTGCCTTGTTGATGGTGAACCTGTTTTGCGTAAAGACTGGGCGCTGGTGGTCATTGCCAAGGATATGGTGGTGAGCTTTATCACACTCCCCCAAGGCGGTGGTGGTGGCGGTAAAATCCTGCGAACGGTTTTGACCATTGCTGTGATGGTTGCCGCGCCTTATGCAGGTGCGGCGCTGGCTGGAACGCTGGGTGTGACTAGTGCCATTGGTACATCGCTTTTAACCGCTGGGATTGCGCTGGCAGGATCGGCACTTTTAAATGCGCTTATTCCACCGCCCATGCCCAGCTCGGCGATCAGTAATTATAATGCGACCAGTCCAAGCCCGACATATTCCCTGCAGGCACAGGGAAACCAAGCTCGTCTTGGTGAGCCAATTCCTGTGGTTTACGGTCGGCATGTGGTGTATCCCGATTTTGGCGCGACGCCATATTCGGAGTTTGTGAATAATGATCAGTTTTTATTCCAGCTCCACGTCATTGGTCAGGGTGAATATGATTTAGAGACCATCCGCATTGAAGATACGCCAATCAGCTCTTTTGACGAGATTGAATACGAGATTATTCAGCCCGGTGGAAATGTAACGCTCTTTGATACCGATGTGGTAACTGCGCCTGAAATCGCAGGACAAGAGCTTCTTTCTACTGGTGACGGTGGTGACTGGGTTGGGCCGTTTGTTGCCAATCCATCTGAAACGCAAACAACGCTTCTGGCGCTGGATATTATCCTGCCAAAAGGTCTGTATTACGCCAATGACAATGGCGGTCTTAATAACCGCACGGCTTCATGGGATATTGAAGCCCGTTTAATTGACGATGACGGCGCGGCGCTGGGCGGGTGGTTTAATCTGGGATCAGAAAGCATCACAGACAACACCAACACGGCCATTCGTAACACATACAAATACACTGTTCCCGCTGGGCGATATGAAGTGCGCGGCATTCGTACCAATGCCAAGGATACCTCAGCGCGTGCAGGCAGTGATTTGAATTGGAATGCGCTTAAAGCCTATCTGGTGGGCGATGATCAGTTTGGCGATATCACGCTTCTGGCCATGAAGATGCGGGCAACGGATAACTTGTCTCAACGCTCATCCCGCATGGTCAATTGCATTGTTACGCGAAAATTAAAGATTTGGGACGCTGTGAACGGTTGGTCTGCACCGCAGGTAACGCAATCTATCGCATGGGCATGTGCGGATATTCTTAAAAGCGCTTATGGCGCAAAATTGGAAGATAGCCGTATTGATCTGCAGGCGCTGGTGGCGCTTGATACTGTATGGAGCGCACGCGGAGATACATTTAACGGCGTATTCGACCGTAAACTCACCGTGTGGGATGCTTTGTCGCAAGTGGCACGCTGTGGCCGCGCTGTCGCCTTTTTACAGGGCGGTCTGGTGCGGTTTGTCAGGGATGACCCTAAAACCCTCCCAGTGGCGCTGTTCTCGCCCCGTAATATCGTGAGAGGCAGTTTCAAGATCGACTATGTGATGCCAGGGGAAGATACGGCGGACAGTGTCACGGTTGAATTCTTTAACCAGAAAACATGGAAGCCCGATGAAATCACCGTCAGCCTGCCTGACAGCAGTGCAGAACAACCCGCTACGGTATCGCTTATCGGATGCACCAATAAAGATCACGCCATGCGTGAAGGTCTTTATATGGCCGCTGCCAATCGCTACCGCAGGCGCATGGTGAGTTTCAAAACAGAACTGGAAGGGTTGATTCCAACTTACGGAGATCTCATCGCCATATCACATGACATGCCGCGCTGGGGTGAAGCCGGTGATGTGGTGGGGTATGACGCACCATATTTGGAGTTATCGGAAAGCGTTGGCTTTGCCGAAGGTGATGCACATTACGTCGTTCTACGGAAAAAAGACGGTTCGGTGAGTGGGCCGTGGCTGGTAACCGTTGGCGCACATGAACGACAGGTAGAGCTGGACGAAGAACTGGATTTTACACCCTACACAGGAAGCGAAGAAGAACGCACCCATTTTGCCTTTGGTATTGGTGAGCAATGGGGCGTTTTGGCGCGTGTGAATGCCGTTAAGCCGCGCGGTGATCTTATCGAGATTGCGGCGGTGGTAGAAAACCCGCTGGTGCATACGGCGGATCAATAAACCCAATCAACAATAAAAAAATAGGAGTAAACAAATGTCCCTTGTCGAATGGGGCCTGCTGTTTGGCGTGCTTGCCAACGGTGTCGGTCTTTTAATTGCGCTGGTTAAGGTGGTCGCGTGGATTTCATCACATATTGCCACGATCAATGAACGCCTCAACCACATTGAAAATCAGGTGAACAACGATATCACCGGTCGCAAAGTCGTCGGCGAAATGCGTCAAGACATTGCAGTCATCAAAACCCAGATCACCGACATTCGGGACGATCTGAAAGCTTTACGTACACCACTTAACTAACCTCAAACGAAAGGAAAACACTATGTTGACACTACTTGGAAGTTTATTGGGCTTTTTCTCATCCGCATTCCCGGATTTTTTAAAGCTCTGGCGCGATCATTCAGACCGCAAACACGAGCTGGCCATTCTCGACCGGCAAATGGAGGCGCAACGTCAAGGCCACACGCAGCGTTTAGAAGAAATACAGGTGCAGGCCGATATTGCCGAAAGCAAGGCGCTGTACAGCCACGCCAGCCAGCCTAGCGGCGTAAAATGGGTGGAAGCGTTGCGGGCATCGGTGCGTCCTGTGATTACTTATGCATTTTTCATCCTCTTTGCGGTGGTGAAAACGGCAGCGCTTTATAAGCTGTTGAGTCAGGGTGTCGGCATTACCGATGGGCTGATTGCCGTGTGGGATGGCGAAACGCAGGCCTTATTTGCGGCTGTGATGTCATTCTGGTTTGGTCAGCGTGCCTTGGCGAAATTCCGCTCTAACCCTTGATAAATAGCATCTTATTCACTTGATAAGCTTCGGGAACGAAGCGTTACTGTGATTGTAAAAAGCAATACAGAACAAGGAAACAAACGAATGAGCAAACTATTTTACAAAGCCATGATCGAAGACATACAAAACGAAAAATGCACCGATGCGGAGTTAGAAGCTCTGGTCGGTGCATTTGAGCATACAGTCAAGAGAATGGTCACCACGCTGGCGCGTAAAGCTTGGTACGCGTTGGAAGATTTTGCCACATCCAAACAAAACGGCATTGATCGCTTTACGCTCATGATAGAGCGCAAAAATGTCCTCGGGCAAGAGCAATGGCATGGCACGTTTGAATACGGCAGCAAGAACCTCAAAATCATAGGAACATTAGAAAAATGAGACACATCACACAAGACGGATTGAACCTTATCAAACGGTTCGAGGGTTTCTCTCGGACCGTTTATTTTTGTCCCGCTGGTTACCCGACCATCGGTTACGGCCATGTTGTGAAATCGCATGAAGATTTCTCAAACGGCATCACGGAAGGGCAAGCGGAAGAACTATTACGCCAAGATGCTGTTATCGCCGAACGGGCTGTTTTACGCCTGATTAGCGTACCACTCACAGACGGTCAATTTGATGCGCTGGTATCCTTTGCTTACAATCTGGGTGGCGGCGCGCTTCAACGCTCCACACTACGCCGTAAAATCAACCGCGAAGAACACGCCGAAGTGCCAGAACAATTCATGCGCTGGGTCTGGGCGGGTGGCCGTAAGCTTAAAGGGCTGGTTCGGCGCAGAAAGGCTGAGGCCGTTCTTTATGTGACATGATTAACCTACCTTCCCACAATTTCCTGTTTATCTGAATCATAACGATAATTCACAATGTCGCCGTTCAGCACGAAATTTATTGTTTGCTCAATTATATCTAATGGCGCAATAAACCATTCACGAGGTGTGTGGCGCTGGCCATCACCGTCAAAAATATCAATGTTTAGGCAAGATGATCCGAAGAAGGTGTGGAGCAATTGTTCCAGCTTTTGCGGATTCATATTGTAACATTGATACGCCTCTACGATGTGAACCGGTGCCATTAGATATGTTGGTTCGTTTTCCGCATTTTTGATACGCTGTTCTACAGGCACAGTCGAAAAGCCGATTTTGTAGAGATCGTTGATTTCCTGAATATCAGGCTTTGTGCTTAACGAGCGCAAGACGTAAATATAACCTGTTGCTTCATCTTCTTCGGTAATATTACTAAATCCATCCAGCAAGCGATCTTCATGTTCAGTCACGCGGCGACCGTCTTTATAAAGCTCTGCTGCCAGTGAGCGCAAAAGCATATCGGACTCTGTGCCATTCTCAAAAATACAACGCAATCTGGCATTCTTTTTACCATTGCTCTTTTCAACATCGCCAACCTCAGCCACATAGAGCAGTATGCCTTTAAGAACAAAGAAATAACCTTTTTGGATTTGTTGCTCGTTCTTAAACGGCCAGAGCTTTCTTTTACCAGCTGTCAGATCTGCCTGACATTGAGTGAATTTCGTCTCGAATGTTTCAAAATCTTTGCACGGTTTACGGCTGGCAACGTAGTCAGGCATCGTTGTTTCTTTTGAGACGTGCTTCAGCGTAAAAATGCTCTCCGCTTCATTGCCTAAAATTCCCAAATCATCGTCGTCAAAAATATCGTCAATAGAGCTGATTTCTTTGCGCTGGACATTGAGCAAGCCATGTTCATCAAGGCTTGCAAGAGCTTCCATCTTCTCAGCACTCTCACGGATACCGTTAAGGCGAGCGTAAAGCTGGTGTTCTTGAATGCCTTTGCCACTTTCAGGTTCTCGTCCATTCTCTGCAACAAACTGATTGATTTGAGTAAAGGATGCAATGAGGCGTTCATCTGCAGTGGCGGCGGCAGATTGCTTAGGCTTAACATTCAAAAGCCCTAAATCATCGTCGTCTATCAGTTTTAGTAAATCGTCCTTATCCACTCAATCATACCTTATAAATTTTGCTGCCTGCGCTGGTTTTGAATATAGATCAGAGCCTCAGCCAAGCGCTGTTCTAACGGGTCAACTGCGTTAATATTTGGTTGCTCACCATTATTGTTTTGAACAAAGCTCTTAATCTTGGGCCACAGCAACATGGCTTCTTCATCTGTCATTTGAATGCGGGTGGCTTCAATCGCTTCTTGGATGACGCGGAACACCTGTGCTGTCACAGATTTAGATAGGATTTCAAAGGCAGCTTGGAATGGGTTAACGCTATCAATCAAATCAACATGCAGGTCATCGATATTCACAAACTTACCAGCCATACGAATAAAGCGTTTATCGCCAGTTTCCTTGATCTCACCGTTCTTAATAACGGAATCAACCACCACATGCTGACGCACTTCTTCTACTTCCGCATCTGACAGCTCTGGGTACTTGATCTTGATAATTTTCGGGATCATCACCTTGTTAATCACTTCTGGATCAACATTGCCCGGTAGAGCCTTGATCATTTTATCATCCTGCAGAATGCTGGCTTTGAGATCATTCAAATCAGATTCCACAATCTCTTTCACACGTTTGGATGATGGCTCTTTAAATCCACGGATTTTTATCTCTCCAGGTTTAGCTTCGTCATCATCTGAAACCTTTGCTCTGAATTTGAAATTCGGCGCGAGAACCTGCTCCATAAGCAAAGAGCAAGTGATGGCTTTTAGCATGTTGTTCACAGACAATGTCACCACATCATCTTCCGCATCTGGCTGTGCAATTAGGTTTGTGAACTGGGCATGGGTTTTATTGTCGCTGTCACGCGTACAACGCCCGATAATTTGAATAACTTCTGTTAAAGAACCACGATACCCCACAGTCAACGCATGCTCACAATACGGCCAGTCAAATCCTTCCTTTGCCATGCCAAGCGCAATGATCAAATCCATGTCGTCTGGAGTTTCAATCTTGCGAAGGTACTCTTGCACGCGGTCACGGCCATCTTCTTCGACAAGATTGGCAATTTTTAGCACTTTTCCATCTGTGCGACGCTTCAAATAGATAATGCCAGTGTCGGCATCCTGATAGTCAACCTCACCAATCATATCCAAAATGGTGTCGACCTCTTGGTATTTATCCTTGGTGGATTCACCAGCATTGACGTTTGGAATATGCAGGATTGTTTTCTTATCCGTATCCAGCACCTCATCAATCGCACCAGTATATTTACCTTGATAGAAATGGTAACCAATTCCCAAGGATTTTAGGTAATTATAGCCGTTAAGCTGCTCGTAATAGTTATAAGTGACCTTGGTGAATTTGGCCTCATCTTCGGGCATGAGAACCGGCACACCATCGCCACGGAAATATGATCCTGTCATCGCCACAACATGGGCGCTGGACTTGGTCATGATGGAATGGAGCAATCCACCCAAGCGACTGTTTTCTTTATCTGCAGATACATGGTGAAATTCATCAATCGCAAGTAAGCAGTTATCAAACTTGCTCTCATCGATCTGTTCAAAGGCAAAGCGCAACGTCGCATGCGTACAAATCAAGATTTGCTCATCACCCTCCATAAAGCGAATAAACGCATCCACCTTGCTTTTATCGCCACCCGGGGTGCAGAGGTTATATTTATCGTTAGGCTCCCAGTTCGCATAAAAGCCGTATTCTTTAAGGTCAGTGTTGCCAAATGAGCCACCGATAGATTTTTCAGGGACAGCCACAATAACTTTCTGCAAGCCTTGATTGACCAACTTATCCAAAGCAATAAACATCAACGCACGAGATTTACCTGAAGCGGGTGGTGCTTTCAGTAGAAGGTATTGAGCATCACGCGCAGAGTAAGCACGTTCCTGCATTTCCCGCATACCCATAGAGTTGGTTTTGGTGCTTTCCCCAGTCTGGGCGTATGTGACGTCAACGATATTTGGCATTATTTTTTATCCTTTGTTTTATCTTCAATGATGTAAACATCGTCAGAGGTCTTTTTAAGAGATTTCATAAAATCTCTTTGATTAAGCGTTTCAAGCTGTCTCTTCGACATTTCTTGCAGCTTATTAAAACGATCTTTTTTATCTATACCATCTCGGATCATTTCAGCATTTAAACTTTCAGCATTAGATACAATAATAAGCTCATTTATGCTGGCTGAATCACGGACATTTTCACCGTTTTTGTGTCTTTCGGGGTTTGCCTGTTTCCACTCTTTGGCAGTCATGCCAAAAATCGCAACATTTAAAATATCTGCCTCTTCTGCATATTCCCATTCTTTGCGCCACTTCTTTGAAGTAGGTATCACATGATCTTTAATGGCATCGGTATGCAGTTGATAATTTGTTTTGCTGATAAGGCGTTTCACATCCCATTCTAAATTATACTCATTGCTTTCAATTTCTTTTAAGCGTTGATAATCTTTTATTAGATAAAATA